CTACGATAACCGCGCATTCAACATGGCTACCTGTTCGTCGTTCATGTCATCAATCCACATACCGTAAATTTCATACACCATCTGCGCAGTTTCATGCCCCATCTGGCTGGCTATAAACGCCGGGTTCGCTCCTGCCGTCAACAGCCAGCAGGCAAAAGTATGCCGCGTATGGTACGGATTACGGCGGCGAATACCAGCACGTTTTACTGCTGCATTCCATCTCGCACCCAAACTGCTTACCGAGTAATAAGGTTTCTGTTTTCCGTTACACACTCTGGGCATGAAAACAAAATGCAGTTTTTGCTTTTCGGTTCTGCCGTACTCCCGATGGTAAAAAGTGATTTCGCCTTTGCGATGATGCCCGGTCAGTTTGTATTGCTCCTTCAGTGCTTCAAGAGCAGGCTGCAGTAGCGTTACTGTCCGGATCCCGGCATTTGTTTTTGGGGGACCGAACATATCAAGTATCGTCAGGTTTCTTCTGACATTCACTATTCCCTTCTCGAGATCCACATCCTCCCACGCCAGAGCTGCCAGTTCCCCGTGACGAAGTCCTGAGTAAACGGCAAATTTCCACAAGTTCTGGCTCTGTCCTTTTTCACTTTCCATTAATGCATTGAATTCTGTTTTAGATAACGGATCAGGCTTTATTCTGTTTCGCTGTAATTTTTTTACTCCTTCAAATGGTTTGGTTGATATAAATCCCGACTGATACGCAAAACGTAACAGCGAACAGAGCAGGGCGATATAGTTATCAACTGTGCGCACGGTTCTTCCTTTTTTGTTGGATCTTGGATTATCCAGGTAAAGCGTTTCTCCATGCAGCAGTTCATTCCGGTAGTTTAGGATATCGCTATAACGAATATGTGATATCGGGGTACTTTCACAAATTATTATTCTGAGTGTTTTTAATTGTGATTTCGTTTTCTTCATTGTATTTGTTGTTAACTCTGTCTCTTTAATTTTTGTCCAGATATCACAAAGCTCCCCGAACGTTTTTATGACTCTCGTTGTCACCATTTTTGCCCCAGTGCTGGACTGGGGAAAACGTCTTAAATACTCAAATTCACCGGAGTTTATTTCATGAACTATCAGCGCTCTTAAATTTCCGGCCTTTTTAATATTACTGTTTGTAATCTCCCAGCCTTTTAATGTTTCCCGACATCGTTTTCCTCGAAACATGAACCAGATGCGAATGTTTCTACCTCTAATCTCGACACCTGTTGGTAATTTAGACATATCATGAGTCTTTGATAAACTGATTTATCTTTGGATAGTTGTACCAGATAATCCCTCGTTTGCTGTCTGGCTTACCTAAAGGAGATACTCGTTTGAAGTGGAAGCCCTCCACCCAACAGTTCTGGCGGTATGCTTCAATTTGTCTGGCCCCCAGACCAGTGCGAAGCATCAGGCCGTATTCAACCATCCACTCTTCATTAAAGATTACTTGTGCCATCGCATCACCTCTGGCAGGCGCCAATGTTAGACTGAAATTGACGCCTGATGTTGATTATTAATAATCAGCTATGAAGTTTTAATTTGAATACAATGCAATTCACGAGGACTGAAGTTTCTCGCAATTAAAATTTATCAGTTTTACTTTCTGCTCTCTGGAAACGCCTGCTTCTTTTTTACCTGAGAGCATTTTTTCGCATTCTGATTTCGTTAGTTTAGATTTTGAATATCTTGTCCAGTTAGTAGGAGTGCCACCTTCCTTTTCAATTGTAGCGGTAATTTTATACATGAACGCCTCCATTAATATTTTCAGTGGTTCGTTTATTCCATCTTTCGAGCGCTTCTTTTTCACTTCCACCATAGCCAGTTCGGGATTCGCATCCGTTGCATTTTGCCCGGTAATATCCTGAAATGTCTTTCACCGTTACTGATGGACAACCACAAAACGGACATGGTTTAACATCGTCATATCTCAAAGTTTTTGTCATAAAAACTATCTCACGTTGGCGGTGCATTACACCGCCAGGCTGGATTATTCTTCTGGATTATCGATTACACTGTATTCCCCGGCTATAACCGATATGTCGTCTGGATTAATTGTTTCCACCTCTTTTCCATCCATCGATACTGCACGCTGGATTTCAATAGATACCGGCAGATACTTGAACAGTTTTCGTATCACTGTCTTTTTGGCCATGTCTTCAAAGTGTTCATCCCAGATGGACGACGCCCCTTTTGACGCTGCGTTTTTTGCCGCCTTGCTGTGTGTGTCGCGAACTTTTTCTACTTGTTTGCTGGTCATGACTTCAAACTGCACTCCTCCGTCTTTCAGTTTTGCAACAGCATAGACATGGGTTATAGGGGCATCTTCGTTTTCACCGGGACGATGAACCAGTTTTTCATCAAGGCCAAGTTCATAGCTGAATTCATCACATTCACGGACAACACGAGCTGACAGACTGATGATTTGACCTGATCGACGGGCAAGGTCGATCATGCCGCGATAACCGATGATCAGCTGTACGTTCTTCTTACCGTTTTTTGCTTTTCCGTTGCCGAACGGTAGCAGATATGCATGACCGAGGGCGCTACCTGGCTCAAGTCCGAGCTGTGAACACTGTACGATGGCACCGATAAAACTCGTCGAGTCACAGTTTCTTAGTTCCGGTACTTTACGGATTTCTGTTGTAGCAATGCGGATCATGCGTTCCGCTGTCATGTGACGTGGCAGAGCTGCTGCCAGTTGCGCTTTCATTGCCGGGCTGTTAATCACGCACAGCACATCCTTATCGTTAACTGCTGCTGGTGCACGGTTTCCCTGAGTTTTTTGCAGATCGGCTTTTGCGATAGGTGGTTGCTTAGTCATTTGCATACTCCTTAGCCCAGCGGGGCAGTGATAACGTCTTAATAGCTGGCCATTCATCGGTATTTAGGCAGTCAGCCAGGGTCCGCAGATTGCGGTGATATTCCTGCTGGCCTGCCAGTTTTGCTTCTTCGCCCATCATGAAAATCTCAACCGGATAACGTCCGCATTCAACAGTTGTGCTGGCAACCAGAAAAACGAAAGTTGGCTGCACACCAAACTGTGCTTCATAACCGTCACTGTAGAATGCATCCTGAACGTGATAGCGGTAGTCGTAATAAGCCATTTTGAATCGTTGAATATCCGCTGTGGTTTTCACGTCCATGATCCAGTGAAATTCAGGAATAATTTTGTCCGGACGGCACCGACACAAAATTCCTGTTTCCGGATCTTCCCAGTAAATTGATGATTCAGCGTGTCCGGCGCTTTCAACAAGCCATTGCCCCAGCGGCAAAGCCATAACGCTTTGATACATGAGTTCAATTTTCCGGCCTTCTTCCGCAGTGATAACCGTTTTTCCTGTGCTTGCGCATTCCATCAGAAACGCTTTCTCTTCTTCTTTTCCGGCGTTTGTACGGCGGTTAAATTCAGGTGCTACGATAAAGCGGTTACTGAATTCTTCCGGTTCAAGTACCCGGCAGTGGAAAGCGGTTCCTAAATCGAGCGTTTTTGTCTTTGTAGTGTCCACGGGGGCATTTTTACGCCACAAATACAGTGCCGGAGTATCAGCAATGTCATCGAGCTGAGACTTACTGACACCGGGACCCGCGTGGTAATTCTCATTCGAAATTCCGTAATAAATACCTGGCTCTATGTCTTCTACGATTACGGGATCTGCGACTTCGCCAGTTTCATCACTGCAATCGCGATGCGGATCGCTGCCAGCATTCTCATTGTGCGGATGTTCAGCGCCTTCCATTTCCTCCGGATCTTTTTCCTTAGCTTCAACCTGATTCTCTTCACCGAATGTTTCCTGGTATGTTGCGTCGCCCATCACCGCACCACAGTCAGGGCAGTTATCCCCGCCAGTCTGACCGCAGGCATTGCAGACTATTTCCGGTTCCTGTTGCACTACTGGCTCAGGTTGTTTCGCATCCGGGCTGATTTTTTCCGTTTCTGGCTGGTTCTGGTACACAGAATCGCGAGTCTGGATCCCCTTAACCCATTTCGGATCGTTCGGGTCGCTAATTCCGTCAACAAATTCACCACGTGATGCAGCAAGCAATTTATCGGCATCGACAGGATTTTTTGATGGAATGTTTTTCCGGGCTTCATGGAGTTCTGCCCGCAGTTCCTGATATTTCGCATCAACAGAATTTACCTGTGACTGAGCATCCAGCGGCTGCGTGTTCTGATGATGTTCAGTTGCATTCGGTTCCACTGTTTCAGCCGTTGCCTGTTCATCTGCCATTGCGCCAGATGGTTGTGGCTTTTCTTCATCGTCCTGTTTTCCTTCTTCTGTTACTCGCTGCGGCATCGGGGCCGAGGAGCGACCGCAGGCAATATCCACGATTTCCGGATCAGGGTTGGCATGATCGATTTCAGTCAGTACTTTGTTCAGATATTCAGTGACGTGTGCGGGGATGACCTCGATCCCAATTGGTGCTTCTTTCACGGACGCAACCACGATGGCGCGGGAATAATCCAGCCCGCCAGGCATGGTGATGAATTTGTCGCGGAAAACAGAAAAGGGTGGTTTATTTTCAGCGATAATTTCCTCAATGCGTTTAGCGTGTGCCGGATGAAGGTTATAGATGTCCACGTCCATTGAACGGGCCAGTACGCCAGTGGCTACATCGCGCGCCAGTGACGTCAGATCGTGGACGAAACCTTCGCCGCGATCGGTGAGGTTCCCGCCGCCAGCATTAGCACCGGAAGCCGTGCGAGTGATGCGTGAAACACGATTCCCTTTTCGCCATTCTTTTGTCAGAAGACCGCGATCAATGTGTTCGGTATCCAGCCAGGCTGAAATGAAATTCTTAAATTCATAGGGCTGATGTTTTTTCGTGATAGAGAACACTGCCTTAATTGCATCAGTCAGGCGGAGCAGGGCGGCATTATCCAGAGTTGTCGGTTCTGCCATGCTGCGTATGGCCAACAGCAGATTCTGGACATAGCTGTTTTCCTGATCCATCTCAAGAGCAGTAATGTGTTTGCGTTGTTCACGGGTGGCATGGTGCAGGTATTTTCGATCCCCGGCTGCATACGTAAAAATGTGCAGAAGACGCTGCGTAAACCGCAAAGTGGCTACAGAGACTTCGCAATCCGGGCAATCCCCGTGAGCGCCTGCCAGTGTGTTTTCTTCCTGCCCTCCCGTCAGTTCTTCGGTTTCCTGGGCATTCTCCTGATGGTGAGCGTCGTCTGGTGCTGCTCCCGGTTTTAGTTCCCATGTCATGGAGTCTTTGCTGAGTTGATAGCGTTCACTCCAGGTAAAATCGATCTCACCTTCAGGGGGCAGGTCATTAACGACAGGAAAATTAGTGGCAACAGCTTTAAAATAGCTGCTCAGTTTTTTACCTGATTTGACGATCAGGTAGTCCAGAGTGGCGCAGGTCGATTCAAAATCGTCGCTTGCCCACAGGACGACGTCAGGTTCACCGGATGATTTTTTCGCTTTCCGTAACAGGAAGAGTGGTTTTGCGCTCATTGTTTTTTAACCTCAACTCAGATTAAAATTCGTTTTGTTCAGTGAATGATCTTGCCGGATACACACTGTTCATAGCCTGCGCCATACGCAGGCTATTTCTTTCAGATTTCACCTTTTAATTTCATTGCAATCAGCGTTGCCAGAAATGCGGCTTTTTTTTCTGCGGGCAGATTCTTACCAATGTGCACCAGACTCATTTTTTTGACACCTTCGTTAAGTGTTTTAACGTTGCCTGATGGACCATCGATATCAACCACAGTGAATGGGGTTTCTTTATTTTGTGTTTTAATCACGTGGCCAATGCGTTTTCCTTCCAGATAAACCTCGTGAACAATGTTATCAGTAGTAACAACAGTGGATTCATAATTGGCAATCATGTTTTTCTCCTTAATTAAGGTTGAGCGAATCCCTGCCATTGTTGGCATAAATTCAGTTTCGAGTAGTCAGTTAATTAAAGTTCGTGTGCCATCTGGTGTTTTTCGGCGCAACTTTCACTACAATATTTTTTCATTTCCGTCGTTGGGATAACTCCACGCATGAAATGAAGTGGTATTTTAATACTTTTGCTTTCTTGAATTTCTTTATTGCAAAGGTGGTAAGCACATTTGATTTTCTTAGCCATCACCATGATTCCGCTTTTACAGGTAAACCATCACGACCGAGGAAGACTTTAATCATGCAGTCAGAAATGCATGTTTTTGTAGTCAGGCTACGAATATAAAGTTTTCGCTTTTTAATATTGTTTGCCGAGGCGATATATGTCCGACCTTCATGAAGAACATAATCGCCAGGGGTTACACACTGACGTGGTATTTCATCAGTTCCGAAGTGATGAGCAATCATAATCATCTCCATTTTTTCAAATGAACTTTGTTGATGCGGTGCCTAGTGCCTCCAGGTGATGTTAACCAGTTAACAATTAACACCGGATACAAATACCCCCCCAAACTAATATAGAGTTTTTTAACTGTTCCGCGTGCGCTTAGCCGCATTCACCGCATCACAAAATTCACTTTAAAAAGGGCGGACATCAGTCGAACTTCAAGAAAAAACCGATGCCGCCAAAGACTACACACAGCAATGTCGTTATTCACAACCGGAGGCGCACTCCCACCATTTATATTTAACAGACAAGACCGACTCTTTATTGATACCGGAAATGCGCCTTCGTGTTGTGCCCGGTTTTATTTCACCACCTCCGGGCTTCGGTGGTCTCGGCTATACCCCTACAGCGAGAGCTTGTGTTAACATTTCAATACCCTTACAGTCGAGAGTTATTGAAATGTTGGATGTATTTACTCCATTGTTGAAACTTTTTGCTAAAGAGCCACATCGAAAGACTTATGTACACGATTATCATTTTTGGCCTCACTCTCTGGCTGATACCGAAAGAGTTTGCTGTCGTATTTAATGCTTATACTGAAATAACCTGGCTCTTTCAGATTATAGTTTTTGCCTTTTCTTTCGTGGTTGCCATTTCCTTCTCAAGATTGCGAGCACATATTCAAAAACATTATTCATTGCTACCAGAGCAACGAGTATTGCTTCGTTTATCTGAGAAAGAAATCGCTGTATTTAAAGATTTCCTTAAAACAGGAAATCTTATTATCACTTCTCCTTGCCGTAACCCGGTTATGAAAAAATTAGAACGGAAGGGCATCATTCAACATCAGAGTGATGGCGCAAACTGTTCTTATTATCTCGTCACCGAAAAATACTCCCACTTTATGAAGTTATTCTGGAACAGTAGGAGCAGACGTTTTAATCGTTAGCTTACTGTGTACTTCTCCAACCAGCGACGCGCGCCAACTTCGGTTTTAAACGTTTTGCTTTTGGTATACGTCATGGCGGTGAACGTTCCATCCTGGTTGGGGAACACGCCACACACCAGGGATTCGTTGTTGCTAAGATCGATAGTATCCATGTTGACCTCATTTTCCCTTAACGCTGGGGGAATTGGCTTCATAGTTGCTCCGTATCGTGGAGCCTACGACCTGCTTTTAACCACATCAGGTGAGGTGATATCCTTACAAATGGTAATTTGCTGTAAGGATATTAATTATGGATATTAAATTTCGCTGTCCTCATTGCCGATCTCGCTACATTGAGATCGACGAGCACTCTGGCTCTGACAATGATCGTTTTATCTGCGGTGATTGTTTTGCGGAAATCAAAGATTCTGATTTCAGTGAACACTTTAATAAAACAATCAATAAAATCATCCGGACAGTTAAAAACCGCAGGAACAAGTAGTTTGTATAACTTCTCAATCTGATGTCTCAGGGGGCTGGTATCTATTTTTAACACCAGTCCCTGCTTTTCATCTGCGATCATCTTCGTATCCCCTTAACGCCGGGTGGCGGAACTGTTTGCTGAGAACACCGTGCGGTGTTTTGATGGGATGTAATTTAGTTTTCTCATTGTTTTTGGTCAAGTGTTTTTGATGAGAAAACTCAATATTTGACTCAAGATAAAGCCAATACATTGAAATGTAAGGCTTTAAAAATTTGTGATGGGGTGATTATTGATGTTTGTTACGCTTGCGAGCTTCTAATAGCTCAGTAAATAGGCGATTAAAATTCTCAACTCGAGCGCTGAGTTCACTGATTTGTGCTTGTTGTTCGGATTTTGGAAGTGCGCGATACAGTCGCAACATCTCCAGTTCATCTTCCGATAAGTCTAAGGTGCTATTGAGTGAAACTGGGGCATCCGGAGTTTTATCCTCATCACCGAACAGTATCCAGGTCGGTGAGCATTGTAATACCTCGGCGAGTCTATGCAAATTTTGCCCGCGCGGGGCTGTATGGTCACTTTCCCATAATGAAATTGATGAGCCAGAAACGCCAGCAGCTTTGCTTAAACCACTTTGACTTAAGCCTACCTGCTTGCGTCTTTCTCTAATTCGTTGACCTAAAGTTTTCTCGTTCATATTTAGATATCTTAATAACCCTTGACTTGAGATTCCTTGAGCGATTAACATTGAGAAAACTCAATATTGGAGGTGCAATGTTTAAATCAGACGTAATTAATTATTACGGCACGAAAGCCAAAGTGGCGAAAGCTGCTGGCGTTGATCCATCTGCTGTTTCTCAATGGGGGGAAGCCGCAAACGATCGTCGGTTTCAAAATTGGTAATGCGCTGGTGGATGAACTGGACATTTTGCCGAAGGAAAAAGCCAGAACTGCGTGGCGCAAGATAATTGCGCGTATGCGTTATAAGGTTGATGGACTTCGCAACGGTATTGACGTTACAACCACGCCAGAAGGATTCAAATTTGTCTACGAGCAGTTTGTTAAAGCCGTGCGTGAAAAAACAGAGTTGTCCTCACTGTATGGTCTGGTGCAGGCATCTACTTTCGATAATGAAAAGAACCTGCCAGCAGATTACATTCCTTCGCTTCTTGAATCATACCCTCCAGAGCTGATTAAAGCCTATCTTCGTGGACAGTTTACGAACCTGACAAGTGGTACTGTTTACCATCAGTTTGACCGGCAACTGAATAATTGCGAAGAAGTGGAGCAGCCTGGGGAGCCGATTTATATCGGGATGGATTTTAACGTTGGAAAGATGGCGGGGATCGTCCATGTGCTGCGTTTGGGTCTTCCATGTGCGGTAACTGAAATCATCAATGCCTACGATACGCCGGATATGATCCGTATCATTAAAGAACGCTTCTGGCTGTATGACGGAAATGATTACCGGAAGGTGAGAGAAATTTATATTTATCCTGATGCCTCCGGGGATTCCCGAAAATCAAATAATGCAAGTGCGACGGATATTGCTCAGCTTAAACAGGCCGGTTTTAACGTTGTGGTGAACAGTTCGAACCCGCCAGTAAAAGATCGCGTTAACTCAATGAATGCAATGTTCTGCAATGCCAATGGCGAGCGTCGCTATAAAGTTAATGTGAAGCGTTGTCCGGTATATGCCGAATCTCTGGAGCAACAGGTCTGGGATGATAAGGGGGAGCCTGATAAAAAATCTGGCAACGATCACCCGAATGATGCAGGAGGTTATTTCATCGTTAAACAATTCCCTATTGTCAAACCGACCGGAAGAGTCACATCACTTCGGATTTAATTATGGCTGATATATCAACACCCAACCTCGACTATAACGATATGCTGGAGGCGTGGGATATTAACGACGCACTGATGGGCGGTACGCTTGAAATGCGCAGGCAGGGAGAAAATTATCTCCCAAAATGGCCTAACGAAGATGAAGACGCTTATAAAAAACGCCTGTCCGTGGCTACGCTACTTCCTGTGTATGAAGAAAGCATTAAGCAAAATATTGGGCGCATATTTGCAGAGCCGACAGTATTGAGTGAGGAAACGCCGGAAAAAATCAGGGAATATGCAGAAAATATCGACATGGAGGGGAGCCGACTGGATGTGTGGGCGCAGCAATTTTTCAGCCTCGCATTTCAGTATGGTGTGGCACATGCGCTGGTGGATTAAAGGCGAATGGTTGACACTGAAGCAACTCCGGGAGCGTGATGCTCAGGCATTCAGAAACGCAGGGATTTAAATAAATCATTTATTACAACAGGCTACCTTCGGGTGGCTTTTTTTTTGCTGCGATCCGGATGGTGAGCAGCGTAACTGTCGGAAGACTTAAACCAGGTACTAATATGAAACTGAAAACGGTCGAGATTAACGGAAAACAATACGCAGAAATTGATACTGCTGGCCTTCCAGTTTATGTGCACGACGATGGTAAAGAAATCGGCTTCGATGCACCGCTGGCGACAAAAAAAATTACAGAGCTTAATGGCGAGGCAAAAAATCATCGTCTGGCTAAAGAAGCTGCAGAGGAAAAACTGGCTAAGTTTGCCGCTATCGAAGACCCGAAGAAGGCAATCGAGGCACTGGAAATGCTGTCAAAAATCGACCAGAAAAAGCTGATCGATGCGGGACAGGTTGACCAGGTAAAGGCAGATATTACGAAAAACTTTCAGCAGCAATTAGACGAAGAAAAGCAACGCTCTCAGATGCTGGAGAAGCAGCTTTACGATTCCATGATTGGCGGTAGTTTTGCGGGGTCAAAATATATTGCCGATAAAATTGCGATCCCGGCAGATTTATTACAAGCCCGCTTCGGACAGGCATTCAAAGTGGAAGAAGGGAAGATAGTTGCCTATGACGCTTCCGGCAACAAAATTTATTCCCGCTCGAAGCCAGGCGAACTGGCGCAGTTTGATGAGGCGCTGGAGTTCCTCGTCGAAAATTACCCTCAGAAAGACTATATCCTGAAAGCCAGTGGTAACAATGGCGGCGGCTCTCGTCCGACACAGCATGATATTGGTCAGAAAACGATGAAACGCTCTGCTTTCGATGCACTGGATGTTGCAGGTAAGCAAAATGCACTGAAAGACGGTATCACAATCGTTGATTAATACATTTGCCAGCTTCCGGATGGGAGCTGGTGTCAGGGCTGGATAGCTCACTACTCAATCCATTGAAAAATTACGCAAATTTTTAAGGAATATTTAATTATGGCTGGAAATACCCTGACCGGGTTGATCCCGACTATTTATACCGCCCTGAATGTTGTATCCCGTGAGCAGGTAGGTTTTATCCCTGCTGTAGCAAAAAACGCAAAAGCTGACGCCGCAGCAAAAGATCAGACGGTAACCGCGCCAGTTGCACCTGAGGCGAAAACCGAAGATATCGTACCGGGGCCGTCAGCTCCGAATACCGGTGATCAAAATATTGGTACTGTTGATGTAAAAATAACTAAATCCAAAATGGCACCGGTTAAATGGAATGGTGAAGAACAACTGGCTCTTGGCCCTTCCGGGACTTACAACACCATTCTGGCTGATCAGTTTAAGCAGGCTTTTCGCGCCCTTGCAAACGAGGTTGAGGCTGATCTTGGTGCGCTGTATTTCGGTACTTCCCGCGCCGTGGGAACTGCAGGGACAACGCCGTTTGGTGTTAAAGATGATCTTTCTGATGCTGCTTTGGCTCGCCAGGTTCTGGAGGATAACGGCGCACCGACAACCGATCTGCAGATGGTGCTTGGCTCCACTGCCATTGCGAATTTGCGCGGAAAACAGTCTGTATTGTTTAAAGTGAATGAATCCGGCACTGAACAGCTACTGCGTGAGGGCGTGTTAGGGCGTCTGGAGGGATTCAATATTCACAGTTCGGCAGGTGTAAAACGAGCGCCGAAGGTTGCTGCAACTGGTTATCTCGTGAATGGCGAGAAAAAAGAAGGCGATGTTCTTATTTCCATTGATACTGGTTCGGGGAGTATTTCGGCAGGTCAGATTGTTACGTTCGCTGGCGATCCGAATCAGTATGTTGTGGCAGCAGCGACCAGCAATCTGATTACTCTTGCTGCGCCTGGACTGCGTCAGGATCTGGCCGATGATACTGTAATCACGGTTGTCGGCTCCTTTACTGCAAATATGGCGTTTGATCGCAACGCATTTCTGCTGGCGTCCCGTACCCCGGCAATGCCGGAAGGTGGCGATAATGCTGATGATGTAATGAATGTTACGGACCCGATCTCAGGAATTACGTTCCAGATTGCCCTGTATCGTCAGTATCGCCAGGTTCGCTATGAAGTTGGACTGGCATGGGGTGTTTCATCGGTGAAGCCGGCGCATGGTTGTCTGATTCTTGGTTAAACATCCAAACGGGGCTTCGGCCCCATTTTTTAATGGAGGGTATATGGCTGGATTAACTAAAGAGCAAAGAGCACAGCGTGAAGCCGCGCAAAAAAATGCAGTGGCGGAGCAGAATGTGGAGCAAATTCAGGATCCTCAAAAAACACAGATTGAGTTGGTGGTTATGATGACCGATCATCAGATGTTTCCCGGCGCACCAACTATCGCTAATGTTCATCCTGAAGAAGTTGATAACTGGAAGGCTCTGGGCTGGAAAACTCAGGAGTAACACATGATCACTTATGTGACCTGTGATGACGTTGATAATGCGCTTGGGAATGCCTGGGCGAGCGAGAACGCTAAAAATAAAGCTGTTTTAATGGCTAATGCCTGGCTTAATGGCTTCAACCTGAAAATTAACCCATCCCGTATTCCGGAAGAGATAAAGCTTGCGGGAGCATATGCAGCCAGAAGTGCCTCTCTCGGTAAGTTGTTTCAGCAGAAAAATGATTCTGGCGTTGTTATCAGTAAAGCCGTGTCGGCTGACGGGATCAGTGTATCGAAATCATTTGCTCAGTTGCCAGCAAATAGTACTGCATTGCTTGAGCCCGATTTACAGCTTGCAATAGCACTGCTGAAACCGTACGGGCTTAGTCGCTCACAAGTCAGGGTTGTGAGGGGGGGATGATGGGACTTCGTGAAGAGATTCAGTCAGAGGTTGCCGCTGCTTTTGATGAAGAGTTAGCGGACGCTGTGAGTGATTTTTCTGGTTCTTATTCTATGTACCGGTACTGGGATCCTGTGACGGAAACTGGTGACGAATTCACAACAACCTATACCGGGCGAGGCGTGTTGGCACGTTATAAGCTGAACAGAATTGATGGGATTAATATTTTGCATGGTGACCTTAAATTAACCGTTCTGGTATGCGAGGTTACGGATAAACCCGCGGTCGGCCATATTATTGAGACTTATGATCCTGTATCAAGGCAGTTGCAACGATACGAGGTAATTACAGCGAGTGTAGATCCTTCCGCATCAGTTTACTCACTCCAGTTAAGGAGGACGTAAATGGCAAAGGCATGGGATATAGAACCGTCAATATTTGCCGGGATGATTGAGGAAGATGTGGGACTGAAAATTCGCTACATCGCTATTCAGATTCTTACGGCCATTGATATTGCTGCTCCGGTTGATACCGGGCGTTTCAGAAATAACAACCTGGTGTCGTTACAGCATCCCGATTTTGGTATATCTGATAACGTGGATCCGAACGGTACGATTGCGGTTCAGCGTGGGATCGGGGTTATTTCGAAAGCTGCAAATTACGGAATTATTTATATCCAGAATAACCTTCCTTATGCAGAGGTTCTTGAAAACGGTCATTCACAACAAGCGCCAACTGGCGTGTATGCCAATGCTTTTCATGGTGTTTTACAGGCTTACAAATGACGTTTACTGAAATCAGAAATGCTGTCATTTCCAGAATGACGGCACAGACGGTTATTGATGGAAAAGACGTATTGTATCCGAACGGGCCAACGTTCGATCCTTCCGGTAAGTTAATCTGGGCGCGGTTAAGTAATATCCCCGGTCTGGCCGGAGTTAACGAAATTGGCGCGGGGCCGGTTGTTTATCGCACGGGGATAATCATTATTCAGTTATTTGTCCCCGCTGGTTCTGGTTCAAAACTCATTACTGAGACGGCCGATACCTTGCGGGAGCTGTTTGAGTTTCAGGATGATGATCGTCTCAGTTACCAGGCCGTTTCCTCAATAGCTGTTGGCGAAAAGAATGGCTGGTTCCAGCTTAATCTTCAAATTCCATATCGCGCACTCTAGCGCAATTAATGACATAGGAGGCTCCTGTGAGTTCAGGTGCAAAGGTTATCTCGGCATTTATCCGGGAGACAGTTGCAGGCACCACGCCAGCAAGTGGTGACTGGAGTTTATTAAAACGCACAAGCTGGGGAGTAAAACCCACCCAGAATAAAGGCGAAAATAATGAGATCGGCGGCTCCCGGATGGCTCAGGGGGCAACGCCTGGCACTGTGGATGTTGGCGGTGATGTTGGTACCAAATTTCGCTGGGGTCAACATGATGATTTTCTTGCATCCTGTTTCGGCGCGGAATGGTCAGGCGATTCTCTGACAATGGGAAATGAGCGAATAACATTTTCTCTGGCGACCTATGCGTCCGATGTCGGAATTGCCTCTGTCATCAGAGGAGCGCAGGTGGGGTCATGGAAAATGCAGATCCCTAACGATGGTGATATTACGGCGACCGTAACCTTTGCCGGGCTGGACTGGGAATCAAAGGCCGATGATACGAATTTTATCACAGGCGAACCTGTGGATAGCGCAGGAGAGCTACGTTATTCGTTTAAGGAGGTTTCAGCAGTAAGCCTGAATGGTGTTGCCGGAGGTAACGGTTTTTGTATCGACAGTTTTGATATTCAGTTCGATAACAAACTCCAGACTCAGCGTTGTATCGGGACTGGCTCGCCTTATGCAGGAGCAAATATTCCTACTACCTTTACACCGTCCGGTACGGTGACGCTTTCATGGTCTAAAGCTGCGTGGGAAATCTGGAGTAAAACACTGACTGGAGAAACAGTTCCGTTCAGCTTCACGCTTTCGAATGGAGAGGGGGCATACACTTTCAGTTTTCCGAAGGTTCAGGTGTCAGGTGAATGGCCTGACGGTGGTAATACCGACATTATCCAGGTTCAACTGAGTATTACCGCAGCAGATGAAGCGCCTACGATAACCAGAAAAAAAGCCTCTCCGGCTGCCGTGATCGCAAAAGCCAGTGCTGAGGCGATTAGTTGATTTTCCGTTATTTCCCCTGTGGTGTTGCACTACAGGGACGTTTTGAATGAGGTTATGGATGTTTATTCTTAATCAGAAAATTATCATCGGTGGAGAACGCTGGTTTACGCCAATGAAGGACTTAAAACCTGTAGATGGGTTAAAACTGTTGGTGGCAAGCAGCGATAACGATCAGTATCGCTCCCGTAATGCATTAATCCGTCGTCACATAGAGAAAATGGATGCCAGTTTGCATGTCGGAACGAAAGAATTTGATATTGCAAAGGTCGACGAGGTGGATTCTGTTGATGATTTACTTATTGATAACGCCGCTCGTTATTTACTGAAAGACTGGAAAGGGGTTGGTGAACTGGTGGATGGGGTTGAGGTCGCGCTGGAATATACACCAGAGCGAGGGGCCACGCTGCTCAAGCAGAATCCAGAGTTGTACTGGCAAATTCTTGCTGAAGCCGCCAGCATCGCCCAGGGAAAAGAGCAGCAGAAGCAGGATACGATAAAAAAGCCATAGCCGCCCAGCGGTGGTTATCGGAGTTCGGGGGCGAAAAGGGGGAAAAGGCAAGGTGGACGAGAGAAAAACTCAGGTTGCCACCGATACCGGAGCCAGAAATAGACCCCGTTGTCCGTGAGTTATTGTATGCGTACTCAGTAATGTCTCGTTCCAGGCGTTATGCGGGCATGTCCGGGGTTCCGCTGCCTTTATCAATATCTGACGTGCACGACTACTTAAAAGCACACCCAATATTGATAGATAGTGATGAATTTGAAGCAGTGATCTTTGCGCTGGATGATCAGTATGTTTCTCAATCCAAAACTGTTGATGGGATATTGATTAATTAATTTAATATTTTTTAGTAATTGTCTGAATTACAATGTGCACACATATAGTTTGATGAGAGATTGATAGTTGACTATCGAATGTGGTGGATATTTTAATGCTGCCAGCCAGATTAATTCTGGCTGTTATAACAATGATTTGTGAAATGACGGTGATTTTATGAAAAAAGCAGTGTTGACTACCATTATCGCTTCAGCCTTGTTTGCAACTGGCATTGCAAATGCTGAATTGAAGCAGAATACTATTTCTCTTGGTTATGCCCAAAGCCATGTTAAAGCCGGTGGAGAAAGCCTTGATGAGAATCCTTCAGGGGTAAATATTAAGTATCGCTATGAGCTGGATGATAAATGGGGCGTTGCATCTTCATTTACGTACACAAATCAAGAATACGATTATTATTTTGCAGGCTCTAAAATTGGAAATGGAGAACTGGATTACTATTCACTAGCTGCCGGTCCAGCCTATCGTTTCAATGATTACTTCAGTGCATATGGCTTATTAGGTGTAGCGCATGGACGTGCTGAAGCGACGATTCTGGGATACTCTGACTCTTCAAGCAAGACTTCGGTTGTATATGGTGCTGGTATTCAGTTTAATCCTGTACCAAATTGGGTAGTTGACGCATCCTATGAGTACACCAAATTGGGCGATGTGAAAGTAGGTACTTGGATGACCGGTATTGGTTATCGTTTCTGATAATTTCCTTTCCTCTGTTGTCTGGCCCCGCTTATCAAGCGGGGCTTTTTATTTGTCCGGAGTAACTAAATGACAGAGCAAACTTCGCGTCTTGCAATAATTATTGATAGCACTGGAGCGAAAAATAATGCTGACAATCTGACCTCCTCCCTAGTCAAAATGACGCAGGCCGGAGAAACTGCTGCAAATAGCGCAGGGAAAGTGACCAGGGCAACAGAAGATGAGAAGAACGCGCTCGCAAAATTAAAGGCAGCTATTGATCCTGTAGGTGCCGCAATTGATACTGTCGGTCGACGCTATTCTGAATTAAAGAAATATTTCGGCAAAGGGCTTATTGATAAAGAAGAATATGAATTTCTTGCCCGTAAACTTAATGAAACTACAGCGGAATTGAGCGGGGTTGCGCAAGCGCAGAGAGAAGCCGCGAAGGCCGGAAAACTTGCTGCTGCCCAGCAGGAAGCGCAGGCTCAGGCCTTTCAAAGAATGCTGGACAAGATCGACCCTCTGGCCGCGGCGCTAAGAAATCTTGACCAACAGCAGGATGAACTTAATGCAGCACTTTCATCCGGGAAAATAAATGGCTCTCAGTTTGATAATTACAGCCGAAAAATACAGGAAACGCGGCGAGAGCTAACAGGAGAGGCTCAGGCAGAACGAGAAGCAGCAAAAGCGCATGATGAACAGGTTGCTGCTTTGCAACGTCTGATTGCTCAACTCGATCCTGTCGGAACAGCTTTTAATCGCCTGACAGAGCAGCAAAAGCAACTTAGCGAAGCAAAAGCCAGGGGGATGCTTTCTCCTGAAATGTATGAGGAGCTCTCAGGAAAACTCCGTGCTATGCGGAGAGAGCTTGAGGCTACTGAATCGCAATTAAGTAAAACCGGAATGTCGGCAAAACAAACGGCTTTTGCTGTGCGCATGTTGCCTGCACAAATGACTGATATTGTAGTTGGATTGTCCACAGGCCAGTCACCTTTTATGGTGTTAATGCAGCAAGGCGGTCAGCTAAAAGATATGTTCGGTGGTATTGGCCCGGCGATCAAAGGTGTTGGTTCTTATGTAATGGGGTTAATTAATCCTTTTACCCTGGCTGCTGCAGCCGTTGGTGTTCTGGGGCTGGCTTACTATAAAGGCTCTCAGGAGCAGGACGAATTTAATAAATCTCTTATTCTTACCGGAAATCAGTTGGGGGCAACGAGTGGGCAATTGGCGGATATAGCTCAACGTGCCGGGGATGCAGCTGATTCGACAACTGGTGCTGCGGCGGCTGTATTAAACCAGCTTGTGCGTTCGGGAAAGGTAGCGAGTAGTTCGCTGGAGCAGGTGACGACAGCGATAGTAAAAACGAGCGAATTAACTGGAATATCGACCGATCAACTGGTTAATGATTTCAATGAAATAGCAAAGGATCCTGTCAGTGCCATATCAAAACTTAATGATCAGTACCATTTTCTGACACTGGCGACTTATAACCAGATTAAGGCGCTACAGGATGAAGGGAACCAGCAGGAGGCTGCTCGTATTGCGACGGAAGCATATTCATCCTCAATGATTCAACGTTCCAGCCAGATGAAAGAAAATCTTGGTTATCTTGAGGCTGCATGGAAAGCAGTCTCTAACTCCGCAAAATTGGCCTGGGATTCCATGTTGAATGTTGGGCGGGAGGTATCTATTGATCAAAAAATCGCAGATGTCATCCGCCAAATTGATGAAATAGAAAAAAATAACCGACCAGGGATTTTCGGGTTAGCAGGTATTGGAGATGGTGGTGCTCTAAAAAAAAGGCTGGCGCAATTAAAACAGCAATTGAGTGCACTTCAATCAGAAAAAATTGCTCAGGACGTACTAAATTCATCAATAGACGATTACAACAAGCGTCAACAGGAAGGAATTGAACTCAGACAGAAAGCAGATGCCTTTTCAAAACAATATCAGACCCGGGAGCAGCAGAGAGCCAGTGAACTTGCAGAACTGGAAAAGCTAAAGAATCAGTATTCAAAGGAAGAATATAATAATCTTGTCGCTCAAATAAATGAGCGTTATAAAGAACCAAAGCAACCAAAGGCGAAAGGTTATTCGGATGATGCTGCCCAACGAATGATTGATCATCTGAATCAACAGAATGCGTTACTAAGTTCACAAGCTGAATTGAGAGTTAAATTAAGTTCCTCTGAACAGGAACTGGTTAAGTGGCGTCAGCAGATTGCCGATCTGGAGTCACGACCGTTATCGAAATTAACCAAGGATCAGAAATCGCTTCTCTTACACCGGGAAGAAATAACCGCGTTGATGGAGAAAAATGTTGCGATTGAAAAAAATAACAGGCTAATCAAGGAATCTGTCGAAATAGCCGCATGGCGTGATTCATTGCAGGCTTCGATTGATAATCGTCAGCAGGGATATGATATTCAGATTGTTGGTTATGGGCTTGGTGATAAAAATCAGCAACGCCAGCAGGAGTTACTGCGGATTGAACGTGAATATAACAACCAGCGTCTGCAACTTGAACGTGACTATGCAGATAAATCCCGTGGAATGTCAGATCATGTTTTTCAGGAGAAAATGCAGGCTCTGAATGATGCTCTGGAACGAGAAAAAGAAATTGTCAGACAGAAAAACGAGCAGCTCGATATTCAGGCAGGAGACTGGGTTAGTGGTGCCTCCCAGGGATTCAATAACTGGCTGGATGACACTAAGGATATCAGTGAGCAGATAAAATTAACCACGACTCAGATGTTTAATGGGATGACCGATGCGCTGGGTGAGTTTGTCACGACAGGCAAGGCAAATTTTCGTTCTTTCGCTACTTCCGTGATTTCTGATCTTAGTCGAATAGCATTAAAGGCTTCAATTACTGGGATTTTCGACAGCATTGGTAACAGTTCTTCTGGTGGGATTTTAGGCACTATCGGGAGTGCTATTAGTAAATTTATTCCGAATGCAAAGGGCGGTGTTTATGAGTCTCCGTCATTGAGCACGTATTCGAACGGTATTTATGATTCCCCGCAATTTTTTGCTTTTGCAAAAGGGGCTGGTGTTTTTGGTGAGGCTGGACCGGAAGCTATTATGCCATTAACGCGAACTTCCGATGGTTCTCTTGGTGTCAGAGCTATTAATAGTAAAAGTGGTAATGGTGGCGGAGATATTACCTATGCCCCTGTATACCAAATTACTATCCAAAATGATGGCCAGAATGGAGAAATTGGCCCTCAGGCAATAAAAACACTTATGGGGATGGTTGATCAGCGGGTGCAGGGCACTTTGTTAAATATGCGACGTGATGGGGGAATGTTAAGTGGCTAATACGGAAGAATTTCACTGGTTACCAGAGGATGGAATGAAAACAGAACATAAACCATCGATAAAAACTGTAAGATTTGGCGATGGTTATGAGCAACGAAGTCCAAATGGACTTAATCATTCTCAGCGTGTTTTCACCTGTGATTTTAGGGTCGAGGCGAATGATCGTGATTCATTTGAACAGTTTTTACTCCGGCATGGAGGTTATAAATCTTTTTTTTGGCGCCCGCCGGGTGTTAACAGAAATATAAGAGTGGTGTGTCGAACGTGGTCCGCTAAGCCTGGTTGACGGAAGTGGCAATCCGGTCAGCGTGGAGGTTCAGTCCGTCACCGACGGCGTGAAGGTAAAAGTGAACCGGGTTCCTGACGGCGTTGCAGAATACAGTGTGTGGGGGCTGAAGTTGCCGACGTTGCGTCAGCGCCTGTTCCGCTGTGTGAGTATCCGTGAGAACGATGACGGCACGTATGCCATCACTGCCGTGCAGCATGTACCGGAAAAAGAGGCCATCGTGGATAACGGGGCGCACTTTGACGGCGACCAGAGCGGCACGGTGAATGGTGTCACGCCGCCAGCGGTGCAGCACCTGACCGCCGAAGTCACCGCAGACAGCGGGGAATATCAGGTGCTGGCGCGCTGGGACACGCCGAAGGTGGTGAAGGGCGTGAGCTTCCTGCTCCGTCTGACCGTAACAGCGGATGACGGCAGTGAGCGGCTGGTCAGCACGGCCCGGACGACGGAAACCACATACCGCTTCAGGCAGCTGACGCTGGGGCGTTACAGGCTGACAGTCCGGGCGGTAAATGCGTGGGGGCAGCAGGGCGATCCGGCATCGGTATCGTTCCGGATTGCCGCACCGGCAGCGCCGTCGCGGATTGAGCTGACACCGGGCTATTTTCAGATAACCGCCACGCCGCATCTTGCGGTTTATGACCCGACGGTACAGTTTGAGTTCTGGTTCTCGGAAAAACGGATTGCTGATATCAGGCAGGTTGAAACCACAGCCCGCTATCTTGGTACGGCGCTGTACTGGATAGCCGCCAGTATCAATATCAGGCCGGGCCATGATTATTATTTTTACGTTCGCAGTGTGAACACCGTTGGCAAATCGGCATTCGTGGAGGCCGTCGGTCGGGCGAGCGATGATGCGGAAGGTTACCTGGATTTTTTCAAAGGCCAGATAACCGAATCCCATCTAGGCAAGGAGCTGCTGGAAAAAGTCGAGCTGACGGAGGATAACGCCAGCAGACTGGAGGAGTTTTCGAAAGAGTGGCAGGACGCTAACGATAAGTGGAATGCCATGTGGGCTGTCAAAATTGAGCAGACCAAAGACGGCAAACATTATGTCGCGGGTATTGGCCTCAGCATGGAGGACACGGAGGAAGGCAAACTGAGTCAGTTTCTGGTTGCCGCTAACCGTATCGCATTTATTGACCCGGCAAACGGGAATGAAACGCCGATGTTTGTGGCGCAGGGCAATCAGATATTCATGAACGACGTGTTCCTGAAGCGCCTGACGGCCCCCACCATTACCAGCGGCGGCAATCCTCCGGCCTTTTCCCTGACGCCGGACGGGCGGCTGACGGCGAAAAATGCCGATATCAGTGGCAGTGTGAATGCGAACGCCGGGACGCTCAATAATGTCACGATTAATGAGAACTGTCAGATTCTGGGAAAACTGTCAGCTAATCAGATTGAAGGCGATATTGTTAAAACGGTGGGTAAGGCTTTCCCCCGTGACTCCCGGGCACCGGAGCGGTGGCCATCAGGGACCATTACCGTCAGGGTTTATGACGATCAGCCTTTTGACCGGCAAATTGTCATTCCGGCGGTGGCATTCAGCGGTGCCAGACATGAGAGAGAGCATAATGACATTTATTCATCATGCCGTCTGATAGTGCGGAAAAACGGTGCTGAAATTTATAACCGTACCGCGCTGGATAATACGCTGATTTATACCGGTGTGATTGATATGCCAGCGGGTCGCGGTCACATGACGCTGGAGTTTTCGGTATCAGCGTGGCTGGTGAATGACTGGTATCCCACGGCAAGCATC